AAATCCATACTCTACTGGGTTACGTTCCAATTGAATTACATTGTCGCGTCTTGCTCTTTTACCACTTGCCATAAACTTCCTTGTAAGATTGATAAAATTGGTCTGCCTGTTTATATTATAGCAGACCTAGGTTTGCTTGTCAAATATAAATTTACTTCTTCTTGGCTTCTTCAACTTTAGTACCTTCAAGTTTTTGGTGCACTTTAATAGTTTTGCACTCTTCTTGAGGTTTACCTGCTTTATCTAAAACAGGCTTGCCAGCTTTGTCTGTTTTTTCTTTACAGACTTTTTTGGTTTCTGCTGCGGCATGTGCTTCGCAAGCTAGTGCAGAAACAAGTGCAAAACTAGCAATAATGGCTACAATAATTTTTTTCATTTAATTTCCTTAGTTGGTGCAAACTTTTCGCTTGCTGTAAATCCTAAACCTGCAACTACAATATACATCATAGAATCAAATAGTTTTTGATCTATAGGATGCCCAAGTATCATGGCTATAAAAGCCGCAGCACATAATAAAAATGCTAAAAAAGTAACTACTCGCTTACTACTAACCGCTGGATCTTGTGATAACATAATTTTTACGTTATCCATTTAAATCTCCGGATGTGGTGCTTGTTGAGGAGCAGGTTTGCCATTAATATAAATAATATTAGTACTCGGAGCACTGGTTCCATTAAAGCCTTGAGTAGTAGAAAACCCTGGATTAAACGTAGGCTCTATTTTTACTGGATTAGCTTTAGCATAAGTATTTGAATTCTCTTGTGCTTGTTTAATCATGTCACGCTTCATTTCCATCTCTTCTTTGCTACCGCCAGCTAACATAATTCCTGATAGCGTACCTGTTAAAAAAGTAGCAATTGGAATAATCATTTCAAAAAACTTTTGGTCAATAGGACTAATAGCGTTTAGTGGCTGAGTAATAAAAATAATTGAGTATAGCACTACAAACACGATGCCAGTTAATGTAAGCGCAAGACAGATGCCAATAAAGAATTTTAGGCGCGCCATTAGCTGATCTTCAGTATAGATAATTGTGTTACTTTCCACAGTTAACCCCTTGTGTTTGTTGTGCCACACAAGCACCTGTTGGTGCAAATGATTGATTATTTGTTTGAGTTTGTCCATCTTTAGGAGGTCCAAGTCTTGGGTCGCGTTGACCTTTAAAAATATGTTCTGGGCAAGTTCGGTTAACGTCACAGATCGGTACTTTACAGAAATCTTTTTCCCAGTTTGCAGGGTCTTGGCACGGATAACGATAGCTATCTTTACCAAAGAAGGCTAAAGCTACTGGTATTAACAGTAGAGCTATTGCCCACTTAAATAGTTTTATGTCATTGTGCATTTTTACTTACTAACTTGTCTTTGTAATTGGCGAAGTTTTTCTTCGTGAATACTGATTGCTTGTCTATTATCTTGGATTGAGTCACGATTCTTTTGAATTTCAGCAGTTAAATCTTGACGTAATCGTTCGCAAGCAAGTTCGCTACTTGTATTTGATGCTTGTTTATTATCACTGGTTACAACTAAACTCATTTTGCCTTCTAGTATAGTAACTTGATGTGATAGTGTACCTACTGCTGACAGTAAATAACCTACACCTGCAATAATTAAAGGTAATAATGCAAATAGTAGTTTTTCTACAAATGCACTTTTTGCGCTTTCTTCTATCATAAATTCTCCAATTAAAATTAATGTCGGTCTTTTAACCAATCCTTAAACATTATCCAAAATACCATTAGTAAAGGAATTGCCGACAAAAAGAATATTAAATCATTTGTTGTAATTACTATATTAAAATACATAGGCTATCCTCCGCCAATTGCTTTGTCTCGGGCTTCGCGCTCTCGAAGCTCACGCTCTTTATGCTGGCGTCGTATTAAAGCTGCTCTTTCTGCAACTTTTTTTTCATATATCTTTTGTTCTTCTATTGCACCATAGACGCCAATACCGCCCATAACAAAGCAAAATACAACAATTGCAAAAGCACCAAAATACATAGCAAACATAAGTTGATCTGCCATTTTCTTTTTATGGGCTAGTACGCGTTTTTCTTCTTCTGCTTCTGCTTCTGCACGTTCTTTGAATAAACGTACACGTTCTTTAGTCATACGCTCCCAGACTTCAGGTTTACCTAAAGTCCATACAATCATGTCTTTTAGTTCACGTTCTGCTTGTCGTAATGCATCACTGTGCATAGCAATTTCAAGAGCTTCTTTACCTAGTTCTGCATCTGTTTTACCTAGCCTGCTTGCTTTAGATTTTACTTTTGATCGTTCACGATGAATTGCATCAGAAGCTTCAAAAAATTTACTAAATTGACCTACAAGACTATTGACGTCTTTGCCAAGTGCAACTGCTTGTTTAATGTAACCAACGGCGCTTTGTGCTGCTGAAAAAGCAAGCCCGATTGTAATTGGATCCATAGGCTACTTTCTATCATCTAGTTTTTTCCATTCAAGACAATATACCTTTCTGTTGTAAACATCACCAGTCCACGTCCATCTAACACATACGTATTTAGGAGGAGTAGCAGTTAAAACAACATAAAGGATAAAAGCAGCCATTTATGCTCCTAGTACATGCTTGGCATGTTCATAGTGTTTTATACGATCTTCTAAGCCAATAGTACCGCCGTTAATACGTTTGGTTAAGGTAAGTATATCGTCGGCATCTGCCCATTGATTTAGCTTGTTTGTTTCCCAGAACCAACAAGCCGACTGTGCAGCACCTTCAAAGGTTTCCATGTATTCTGAAGCTTCTTCTGGCGAAATTTCTAGTGAACTAGCAAACCAAAAGTAGTTGTCTTTGCCTGTTAACTGAATTAAACCACGACCACAGTAGCGATACCCGTCACCTGTTTCAGGTCCGCCATTGCCCATACGGTTAGCATAAACTAAATTGGCAATTTTTTCTGGCTTGTTGGCATATTGTGCTGCCATCTCGTCTGTGGGAAAGTATTTGGAAAATATCTTGCGTAGTGTAACTGCACGATAATTTAAATTTTCTTTAATAGCACGAAATCCGCCTGATTCGTGAGCACATTGTGCCAAAAATGCAGCCATGCGTTGTGGAGTATTGATCTCGTAATCTGGTAATAGCTGTACTAAGGCTTTGTGCCAGTACTCTATGTAAGGATTTTTGTCAACGATTTGCTTTAGTTGATCTAGAGTTAATTCCATTATTTTACGCTTTCATAAATGGTTTTTTGTTCACTGTACCAACGCTGCCAGGCTTCTAACTTAACAGCACACATATAGTATTCTGAGTAGTTAACTGTGATAGTTTTTGCTACGTCTGACAGTTTAGCCTCGTCTGTTAATTTTTGCAGATTAGGACAGGGTTCTTGTACTAGTGCACCTGGAGGCTGCGGAAACTTTGCAGTAACTGGAACAGTTGTGCAGGCAGTTAATAATAAAATTAGTGGTATTAATAAAAACTTCATTTCTTTGGTGCCTCTGCTGCTTGATTATGTGTAAGTACAAATTCTTTGGGAATAACACAATTAGCGTCAAACTTAACAACTTCACGATCTACATACTTGATAATGTCTTCGCCACGTTGTTTAACTATTTGAGTTTTTGTAACGACTTTTTTTACAATGTCAGTGTTAACAGTTGCCGATTTAGCTTCTGCGGCTGCAACTTTGACTTCTAAGTCTTTGATTTTGGCTAACCAAGCGTCGTTGTTTGATATAGCACCTATCATATAAATGCTAACTAAAACTACAGCAACGCTTGCTATCTGAATTAGCTGTGCGTTGGGTAGGATTTTGATAAATTTAGTAGCTACAAATGCAGCTACTCCGCAAAGGAGCAGTGCATAAAATATCCAGTTAGGTAAAAATTGTAGTATCCACATATTATTTAGTTTTAAGTGCCACAGTAGGTGGTGTAAAGTTGGCTGTGTAACGAGCAAAACCTTTGGTAAATCTAAAATCGTCTATGTAACCAAAGAAAGGATAAATATTGGTTGCGTTACCAACAGTTAAAGGTTGACTAGAACTTTTACTAAGTCCACTAAAAGCCATTGACCCAACAGATATGCCGTTTGCATATAAAGTTACTACATTTGAACTACGTACTGCTGCTACGTGCTGCCAAGTATTAAGTGTAATAGCATTTGTAGCAATAATACTAGGATTAGTTGAAGCAGTATATAAATATATATCTAAACTTCTACTATTATCGCCTAGTGAAAAGAAAAAAGAATTGTCTGCACCGCCATTATACTGAGCAGCAATAACTGGATAATTTCCTGTACTAGTTGGATAAATCCATGCTTCCATTGTCCAATCACTATTACTAAGTTCAAAATTAGGTGAATCTGCTGCTGTTAAATAACTTGATCCATTAAAATACAAAGACCCTGTTCCGTACTTTTTAATTGCTGTTGAAATCTGCGCACTACCTACAGTTTCAAAGTTGTTTTGCATGGCGTTGTCAATGATTGTGCCATTTGTCATGTTCAGCAACAAAGAAGTTCCGCTGATTGCAGTTACTGGTGCAGTTGGGGGTGTGAAATTGCTTGTATAAACAGCAGTACCTTTAACCAAACGAACATTGCTCATGTAGCCATTTAAACCAGAGCTATCATAAGTATTGCCTACTACAAATGAAGTCTCAGTTAAATTTATTGAGTCACTAACCGCACTGCCTGATATTGTTCCGTTTATAAATAAACGCAATGACCCACTACTTCTTGTAACAGCAACATGAGTCCATGTGTTTATTTTTATTAATGAAGATAAAATATTAGTAGAGTTAGAAAAATAATATAAAGTGCCGCCCCCTGCTATATAAATTAAAAAAGCATTTGCGGATGCGCCACCACTTGGCCTGTTGTCAACAACGCCCTGATATGTTGGGCTAGTTGTATTTAAGTAAATCCATGTTTCAATGGTGAAATCGCCTGTTCCAAAAGCAAAAACAGAATTATTTGGCGCAACCAAACTATCCACACTACCATCAAAGTACCCTGATCCACCAATTGTAGCCGCGGAATATTCAACTTGACTAGCACCAAATGGATTAAAACGTTGTACGCTAGGAGTACCGTTGGCTGTAATGGCAAAATTGTTTGCGCTACTGTCTTTAAATCGATTGCTTTGGCAAGTTAAAAGGCTTGTGCCAGATACTGCAGTTAATGGCGTTGTGCTAGGCGTAAAATTAGATGTGTAAACTGCTGTGCCTTTAACAACACGAACATTTGAAAGATATCCTTTAAAGTTACAAGACGGACTTCCATTATTACCAAGCCATACACTACCACCAATATCAAGATTTAATGACGCAGATGATGTTCCAGTTCCATCAGCAACACCATTTACATATAAAGTAAAAGTAGTTCCATTTCTTACTAATGCAACGTGATACCAAGCATTTGATGGATAGGTATTAGTTGATGCCAAAAATGGATCACCAACAGAATTCCAAAAAATTCCAAATTTATTTGAGGATCCTGTATTTGAATAACGAATATAAAAAGTACCCGTAGACCAAGCAGATGATGCGGCAAACATTGATGGAAAACTTGTTGTTTGAGTATCAGGATTAACCCACATTTCAATAGTGCAGTTTCCAGTTCCCATATCAAACGCAGAACTACCGCCATTTGAAATAGCCAAATAACTACTACCATCAATATAATTTGACCAATTAGACCCATAAGGCGAGAAAGAACCTTGACTTACGTTTCCAACACGAGTAATAGCAAAGTTATTTACAGAGCTGTCTTTAAATGCGTTGTTATTAGGTTGACCTTTAAACTGCGCGGTTAATAACACAGTATTTGTTATTGCTGTTAATGGTGTGGTTGGTGGAGTAAAGTTAGTTGAATAAACTGCCGAACCTTTTACAACACGCAAATCGCTAATATACATATTTGTATATGTATTTAAGGATGTGCTACCATAGTACCCTGTGGCAACATGAAACTCAGTGTCTGACATATTCCCCAAAGCAGTAGAAGTACCAACGGATACACCATTAAGATACATTTTTGTTGTGCCACTACTTTTAGTTACAGCAACGTGTGCCCACTGGTTAACATAAGTAACTGAGCCACGAAGTATTTCTCCTGCACTCCACAATCTAATCTCACTGCCAGTAATTAATGTTAGTGTAAAACCATTACTAGAACCTGTGCCGCCTGCAGAATTTCTTGCTTCAATAATTGATTTATCTGACTGTCCAGCAGGACTTCTTACCCAGAATTCAATAGTCCAATCACCTGAACCAAATAATCCGCTATTTGGTACTTTTAAATAGTCTGTGTTACCATTAAAATATACACTGCCATAAGTAGGATTTCCACTATAAGGAGTTAAATCATCGGTTTTAGTATTTCCAGCTACCAATATTTCGGCATTGTTTGTGGAAGAATCTTTGTTAAACGGTGTTGTTGAAATGTCAGCAGATAACAATACAGTAACATTTCTAAAATAAGGTTCGCCTAAGCTAATAGTTACTGAAAAACTACGCGGCGTATCTTGAAGTTCCGCATCCGTAGCCGTTACTGAAAAATTAAATGTTTGTTCTACACTAAGGTTAGTGCCTGTTATTAATCCACTGGAGCTTAGAGTAACTCCACTTGGAAGCGTACTTCCGCTTGTAAGCGCATAAGTTACAGCACTGTTACTTGTAGCTTGTAGCTGAACAGTCCAGTTATTTTCTAGCGTACCTAAACTACCTGCGGCAGTAGTCCAGGTTGGAAAACCTGAATAACTAATAGCCATTACCATAATAGCAGTGGCACCGCCTGGATTTACAATGTAAACATCGTATGTGCCTGCTGTTTTAGCAGGAGTAGTAAAAGTAATTTGTGTGGAACTAACAAAAGTTACGGACGGAGCAATAGTGCCACCAACGTATACAGTTGGTGTTGACTCAAAACCAGTACCAGTAATTAAAATTGTTTGAGCACCAGCAGTATCCACAGCTAAATCATTGCCTGGATAAGTTACCGATGTGCCTTTTAAACTGATTACAACAGGTTTATTGCTAAGATCAGCATAATTACCGCTAGTAGCAACTGTTGCCAGCATTTGGGTAGTAACAAGATTGCTTTGTCCTGCTAATAAGTTTGATAAATCTGCCATGTTACTCCCTTATAATCCAAATCTTGACTTTTGACCGTTGTAGTTAGCTAAAATTTCTGTAGAAGTTAAACGACGATTATATATTCTAGCAATAGCTATTTTACCATCATAAGCTCGTCTAGATGGAGAACCTGTGTTAGATTGTTGTGCTCCAAGTGCCCAGTAGGTACTTGACCAGTTAATTGATGCTGTCCAACTACCAGCACCGCTACTTATGTTAGTGCCGTTTTTATAAACTTCAATTGGATTACCGCTACCCCAAATCATTACAACGTGATCCCAACGATTACTTACAGCAGCAGTCCCGCTAGGTGTATTGGTGTTTACAGAACTAGTTGCAAAACTTACACCAGTTCCACCAATTTGTGGATGCCAACCATTTGGTCCGCCACCATGTGCACTGCGAGTATCTGTGTTTAAACTAGCTCCAGATTGAATACTATCTTGTTGTGAGGACCATACGGCTCCAATACCTTCACTCATATAAGTTCCAGCTAAACTTTCAGTATAGATCCAGGCTTCCATTGCTATAGCACTTGTAGACTGTCCGCTTGGTATATCTGAGCCAAAAGCTATATAATTAATTGAATCTGCTTCAAAATCAAAATATTTAGCTACCCCTGTGCCACCAAACGTAGCACCAGTAACTGTACCGTTTCGCGTACCTTGTAAATCAGTTATTGCTGTACCAGAACCACTATAGCAATTTGTATTAGAAAAATCATAGTGCATAAATAAGTCAGCAGTTGTGTATGTACCAAAAGGCTGTACAAATACAACACTCATGCTAAAACTGCGCTCTGTTTCTTGATTTTCTGCATCTGTGGCACGAATTGTAAAATTATAACTAGTAGTACTTGTAACTGTAGGCGCAGTACCAGAAATAACACCAGTTGAAGTATTTAAACTAATTCCGCTAGGTAATGCTCCGCTTACTATTGAATAAGTTACTGCGTTATTACTAGTTGCGGCAACTGTGGCACTAAAACTAGTTTCCGTGTTTGGACTGCCAATACTACCAGCTGCGGTTGACCAAGCAGGTACTCCTGAATAACTAATTCCTTGTACAAAAATTGCAGTAACACCGCCTGGGTTTACAACATAAACGTCATAAGTACCAGCAGTTTTAGCAGGAGCAGTAAAATTTAATAAACCAGAACTAATAAAACTTACTGAAGAAACTAGTGTACTACCAACATATATAGTAGGGGTGGTTTCAAAACCTGTGCCTGTTAAGCTCAAAGTTTGACCGCCTGCGGGGTCTGCTGCTAGGTCATCGCCTGGATAACCAATTGCTGTAATTTTTAAACTAATTACTACAGGTTTATTTGATAGATCAACATAACTGCCACTAGTAGCAACAGTTGCTAAACTAGGTTTATTAGTTAAATCCGCATAGCTACCAGTAGTAGCTACAGTGGCTAATCCAGTTACTGAACTAGCTGCTATCGTAGTACCGCCTAGTGTTCCAGCTTGTGCGTATAGCTCCCAAGTTGTACCATCATAAATAAATTGTACACTAACACCACGAATATTTAAATTTAAGTTTTCTGATAAGTTTTCAATAGTTGAGCCATTGCGAGCAACTATTAGTGGGTTAGTACCCCAATCTGCACCATCAACAATAACTACTTGCGCACCTGTAGTAGGTGAAGCTGGCAGTGTAACTGTAAAAGCACCTGCACTTGTATCGGCAATAATACCGTCTTTGTCAAGGGCAGTATAGTTTGCTGTTTTACGGCTGTATTGAATACCACCACCGCCAGTTGGCTTGTTGGTTAAATCTGTGTAACTACCACTAAAAATAGTTGGTTTGTTTGTTAAATCAGTGTAGCTACCCGTGGTAGCTACAGCAGCTAATGCAGGTTTATTAGTTAAATCCGTATAACTACCACTAGGAATTGTGGGTTTATTAGTTAAATCAGCATAACTGCCCGTAGTAGCTACAGCTGCTAATGTAGGCAATGTAGGTATTGTGGGTTTATTAGTTAGATCTGCATAACTACCCGACGTAGCAACAGTAGATAATGTTGGAACCGTTGGAATTGTTGGCTTATCAGTCAAGTCGCTATAACTACCACTTGTAGCAACAGTTGCAAGATTGGGTTTGTTAGTTAAATCATTATAACTAGTTACACCACCACCTAAATTTGTTGGTTTATTTGTAAGGTCGTTGTAACTACCACTAGTAGCTACTGCAGCCAGAGTAGGTACTGTTGGGATTGTAGGTTTGTTTGTTAAGTCAGCGTAGCTACCAGTAGTAGCAACTGTTGATAATCCAGAGACTTCAGCTGCTTGCACAGCACCATCTGCTAACACTTCTCCTTGCGATACTAACTTACCTAAGTCTCTTGCTTTAGTCATTGGCTATCCTTAATGCGATACAGCAGCATAAGCTGCTAAATGTTCTAATATTTCCGCTTCATACTTCAGGAAATAGCTCTTTATGTATGTACTCATGTACTTGATCATCGTTAAACCCTAATGTTTTTAATACTCTTGGAGTATGTGGGTTACATTTTTGTTGCTGACAATAATAGTTTTGTTTGTCAGTAAAATCGTGCTGTGCTACCATATCTTCGTATTTTAACCGAGGACGATGTTTTTGTATATTGTCTAAGTAGTATATCAATGACTTCTTAGAAATTTCTAAAACTACGCTCATTTCATAGTCTGTATTAATGTTACCTGCAGCAACCATACGATTTGAAAATATGTTACGTGCCCATTCAGGCAGTTCTCGTGGTTTTGCCCACGACGTAGGTTCTACAAATTCTTGAAACCATTTACATAAAGGATGCTCAGGGTCACCTGTAGGTGAAAAATCTAAAAAAGCACCTGTAACTTTGTTTGTGCCAGCTATAATATCAAAACCGTATATAGGGGCAGCATCGTATGTATGCGGAAATATACATAAGTGCATCATGTACAGTTTTTTGGAGTCCGATACGTCAATAATGTCTAAGTTAGCACGACGAACCCAGGCACTAGAAAAATTCTTTGTATACCATCCAGAGTCGTACTCTGTTGGCAAAAGAAAAGCTCGTGCGGCAAGAATTGATTCCAGTTCTTGTGCATGAGCTTTTAGTTTATTGAATATTGTGCTCATTAGCTAACTCTGTAAATAGTTGGATAGCATAACCAAAACAATGGATAGCTTCAGAAGCCATTGATATATCTAATTTGTTTCGCAAGGCTTGAATTAATTCTTTGCGATTTTCAAAATTATACATACGGCCGCTGCCAGGAACACAATTTTTAATCATTTGACCACCATACATATCACCCATATGTCGTACGTATAGGTGCGCTAACAATTGATCATTTGTTAAATTACACGCCACATAATGTGTATACTTGTGTGTGCTAGTATATAACTTAATTGTTGTTATGTTTAGTGCGTCTAAATCTTCACTTATTAAGTCAGCTCGGCATAATCCAGGTAAGTCTGTTAATAACCCACGCACACCACAAACTGTTTCCAGTGTGTGATATACTGCGTGTTGGTTATATAAAAAGTCAGCATATACTTGGTGAGTAATATTTTTTGATAAAACTAGTTTAGTAAACGGGTGAGACTCTGCTTGTTCATGAATTTCATGAGTTAACTCTTTTAATGTAGTCATTTATATTGTTGGTCGCGGTTTTCTTAGTGGAGGCTGAAGCCAAACTGCTTCACCAGGATGTTGAATATTAGCATAAATTTCTGTCATTTTTCTTAAATAACTTCTATACTCAAGCCATTTTACGCGCTCTTCATCAGTAAGATCGTTATCTGGTAGCTGTGTCCAGTCACAATTATATAACTCATTATCACGTCTACCACGAACCCATTTATCTAATTTTTCTTCTTGCGTTAACGTTTTAATAATAAAATTTCTAGTAAAATTGCCGTTAGGTAATCGCTTATAACCGTCTTCACCAATAATGTGCTCTGAAATATGTATTTGATTATCTTCTAGAATAGCAAAATTATTACTTAATATATCTTCTTCTGTTATACTACCAGGTAGTCGATTTAGTTTTAAACCAACTAATATTTGTGCAGACTCAAACATCATGGGATGATCTATAGTATTGCCACTACTATCAAATTGTATATATAATTTTATTTTTATCATGTTATATCATCTGTTAAAGTTCCTGGGAACTCTCTGCCTTTACCCCAAATAATTCTGCAACCACCTTGTGCACCAGTACCTCCACCATAGCCGTTAAATCCGCCAAAACCCCAGCCACCAGCTCCACCGCCATAATAACCACCATCAGCACCCTGTCCAGGACTTCCTTTTGAACTTGGCCCAGCCGTTGTCCAAGGTGTCTGACCATAGTCACCATATTGGCCACCACCGTGGCCACCGCCGCCGCCGTTACCAAAACCTGAGTAAGTGGTATAGCCAGACCAAGGGCTATAAAAGCCAACATATGTACTACCAAATCCTGCTGGTGCTACTTGAGTACCCCGTAAACCAACGCCACCGCCTGCCCCAGATCCAGCAAAACTGCTATAATAAGCACCGCCAGCACCCGATCCAGTAAAACTAGGGGCATTAGGACTACCACCGTCCCCGAGATATCCTCCAGCACCGTTACCAGGACTTTGGAAGAAGTAGCTGTTGCCGCCATTGCCTCCGCCATCACCTACGTAGGCAGTAAATCCGCTTCCAAAAGCATAACCGCCAGCACCACCTTTAACAGTAGCAGCTGATAACACATAACTTTCACCGCCACCGTAGGCACCAAAACTATAGCGACCGCCACCAGCTCCAACTTGAACAGTTATAGTTGATCCAGGTTGAACTGCAATATTATTTTTCCAGCCTAAACCGCCTCCACCACCACCACCTGGATATACTCCTGGAATATAAGGAGCACCACCACCACCACCTATAGCTACTGCGCTTATTGTTTTAACATTGGCAGGAACTGTCCAAGTAAAAGTACCTGGACCAGTATTACTACCAAATAATGCTTGTCCCGGTGCTGCTACTACTTCAGCAGCAGCAGCAGTAAAAGTAGCAGAACTTAATATAACTTGAGAAGAAACTCTGTTTAGAATTGTCATGTTATACCTTAACTATAGTTTGACTTTGCACCAATTACATGTGCTACAGCATTATTTAAAGTAATTATAGAAAATACTACTAATTGAATTTGATTACTGGTTTGGCTAGGAGTAGTACCCCCTTGCCATTTAATGCTTGCTCCAGTGCCATTAACATTTAATGTAGTAGGTATTACCATACTTCCATTAGGACTAATAAAAGTAACTGTAATTACACCGTTTGTAGCTAAATTAACATTAGTTAAATTAACAGTACTACCAGGATTACTAGTTACGTAAAAAGTACAAGAATCTGTTAGCGAAAAAGTATTTGTTTGAAATGTAGGTGTACTAATAACTTCCTTTATTTCACTTACTGTTAAATTTTCAATTATATTTGCACTCATTATCTATCTCCGTATTGCGTTGCGCAAGTTGTCCATAACGTTGGTAAAGTACTAGCTAATGCTCCTGAATAAGGCATCAGAGGTCTTCCACGAGCCAAATGTGATAACATACGCATATCACAAATTACTCCGTTACTTCCAGTAAAAGTTTCGTGTAATTTAGTAAACATATTACAGTCTTTGAATCGATAGGTAGTTTCATACCAATCAGTACTACTTAATCCAATTAATGCAGTTGTACCACCAGGAATAGTTACCGACCCCGTTAGTTCTTTTGCCCTAGTATTGTTACTACTGGTTAAATTAGCCATTTTTGTTCCAGTTACATTAGTAACTGTGCTATATTTAGTACCATT